GGGCTTCTAACAATTTTCCCTGGTAAGCTTCCTCACCTCGGGCCATACGATCAGCATGTAAGAGTTGTGCTTCAGACATAGCCATCTTAGTCTTTTGTTTGTTAGCGTAAATTTTACTTCCTGTGCTAACGGCTAACTTTAAGGCACTCAACCACATTGTTAAATTTCTCCTGTCTTCGTTTACACATATAACTTATCATCTTATCCAAAGATTGCAAAGCCCCCAACCCATTGATCCTCCACCTCCAGGTATCTTTGTGATGTGCTTGTCTTTTTTTACATAAATACATACAACCACCAAAAAATTTGTAAAATCTTTCAACCATATCTCTATCAGATGTTTCTACAGTACAGGCAAGGTATTTTTGCCTTTTTAATTTTGACCAAATTCCAAAACTACCTTCACCGTCAAAAACTCCAGCAAGGAAAACAATTTTTCCTTGTTCATCAAGATTATCGTAATCCGATGAATTTTTTACCTGTAAGTTGGATATCTTTGATACCTTTAATTTCGGACTTAGCTCCAGATTCTCTATGTGGACACCCTCCTGCTTTGAGACCTTGTGGGTTGAAGCCTCTTTCAGGTGGTGGCCCTTTACGAATTCCGCCACTTAATCCTTCCTCGTTATTTCTTCTCAAGTTTTTGTTTTGCAATTTCTAACCTTTCATCGGATTGTTGATCTTGAACAGCTAATCTGTCGTAATCAAATTGTAATTTATCTTGCTCCCTAGCATTTGTTTGATCTGCTTTGAATTGAGTTTCTCTTTCTTTACGTTGCATATCCATTGCTCGTAAATCAATCTCTTGTTGTTTCAATCTTACCAACGGATCTTGTTGTCCTTGTCTTGCTTTCATCTCAGCCATGACTAAACTCTCAGTTATTTCAGCAACTGCTGTTGCAACAGCTCTATCAAAAGCTATTTGATATTGTTCAGGGTCTGTTTGTGCTAATTGCATTAAATTTGGATCTTGTTGAAATTGTTCTGTCACTTCTGCTCTTGCTTTAAATGAAATATGATCAGATATGTGTGATTGTAAGTTAGCATATACCATCGGATTTATTTGAACCATTCTTGATTGTATAAATGCACTATGTGCAGCAATATGTGCGTCATGATCTTGAAATTCAAACGCTGTAAGCAGTTGCATTTGCAATGCACGTGCATTTTCTTTCGCAGGATCCATTGGTTCTGGTTGTTTTGGTGCAGGTTTTAGTAAAGCTTCTATCTGTTTTGATCCTAAAGCCTCATATACACGTCTATATGCTTCGTGAATGTTGTGAATTTGCGGATTTGTTTGAGCAATTTGCAATTGTGTCTGTGCAAGAGTCACTCTTTGAGCCATAGACATAATATTTGGGTCTGCAACAGGTAAAATATCTACTCTTTCATCAAAATCTGCTGATTTTATTTGTCTTGGGCCACCATAAACATCATATGGATACTCTTGTGGTAGTGATTGTGAGCATATTCTTGCCAAAATCTTAAATTCTAGCCTCATTGCGTAATAACAACGCTTGTGAACACCACTCATAACTCTACTTCCACGCTCCATGAGAGCAACTGTTGTACCAACAGCTCTATTTTGTGCATCATTACCAATATTTGAATCTGTAATTGCAGCAAATTTTTGTCCTGCTTGAACAACGAACCCTAAAAGATTGTATAAAGTTACACTTGGCTCTGTAAATGGTAATGAAAAAAACTGATCTTTAATATTTCCACCTGGTGCATCCACATCTCTGAACTCTCCAGGTTGAATTGGCTGGTCATCATCTCTAACTCTAATACCTCTAGACTTAAATCCTGCTGGTAAATTTTTTAAAGTACCTGCATCAATCAATTGTCTTAGTGCTTGAGTAGCCGCTCTTGATAAACCACCAATCATGTGAGTTAAACCAAAACCATAAAAACCTAAACCAGGTAAAAATTTGTAATGAACAAAATATTCTATTCTCTGATAGGTAATATCATTAGGTTTATAATTTCTGTATATGGATAAAATTTCTTGTGATCCTTCATCAATAGTAACTATGTAAGGTATTTTAATTTTTTTTGCTTTGTCATCAAAATCTTCAAACTCATCTAAATTTAAATCTACATGCATTTCTAAAACTGTATGTAAATAATCAGAGTCTGTTCTTTTCACACCTTGTAATTCATTAACTTTAGTTTGTACCTGATCGGGTTGTGAAATTTGTTGTGGTAAATCTATGTCTCTGTAAAATCCTGCTGCTTGTTTTTTGACTACATCGTTTTGTGTCATCTTCATAACTTGTGTAATTCTTTCACAATCTTTTAAATCTGATGCATAGTAAGGAACTACTAAATCTTCTGCAGGTATAAACTTAGAACATGGTCTACCTAACATTTCATCGTAATAAACTTTTTTAAATGTTGATCCTGATAGGGGTAAGTAAAATAACATTTGATCCATGTCCGTTGTGTATTCTTCCATCTCCTCCATAAGAAGATAATTCATATATTCTTTTACTCTATCTGCTTGTTGTTCGATCATTGGAGTTTGAAGTCCAACAATTTTTGTTCTTACTGGACCATCGGATGGTATTAATTCTTTATAAGCTTGTGCTTGAAACTGTGTAACAGACTCAGCAAGTAACGGATGAGTTACACCTGATGCTCCTTTAAATGGTTTTGTTACCTCTTGGTATTTTGTACCAAGTAAATCTAATCCCTTAATATAAGCTTCTTCCCATTCTTTTCTTGATAATTTATCTTTTTTATATTCTTGAATTAATTCCATAGCCATACCATTGAGTGTTTGATCACTCATATTTTCAGCTAGATTAGCGTTGAAATCATCTTGAGGTCTTTCTGGAGCTTCTTCTTCTCCTTCTACCATTACTTCTGGTGGTAAACCCTCTGGTTGTTCTACTACTTCTTCGTCTGTCTGATTATTATTTTCTATAGCCATGCTCTATTGTACCTTATAGGTTTAAACATATCCACTACAAGACCTCCTCGTGCTTTGTAGGTTTTTTGTGTGTATCTCATTAAAGGACCCACCTTAACGGCAAACGCATCAAAATACAAGTTCGGATCATCAGCAAACATTCGCTTATATCCTGATTTTGGGTCAGCAACCGCATCAAGATGATATTTACTGTTAAATGATTTTTTTCCCATTTTTTCAGGATAAGTAAATTTTTCGGTTGAAATTTTTTTATATGGAAGTTTAGGATCTGAAAGAGATATTTTTATAGGTCCTGCTTTTGAATCATAGAACCTTGCAACTTTTTTCATAAGATCTGGCATCACTGCGGTTCCTCTTCTACCTATACCCTTACCAGATGCATAACCATAAAATCTTTCATTACCTGCTTTATATCCTTGCCTAAAACTCAATTTGTCAAAAGGGGCAACGGCAACATAATCAACACCCTCTCTTGATGCTTTGTTAATTAAATATTTCAATGCATGATCACCATATTGATCTGCCTCTACCATTGGAAAATAATCCAGTTTGCCGCCCTGTTGCGTGAATGTTGCTTGTATCTTTCTGTTCACATCTCCTAATTCACTAGATAATCTTCTAACAGCAATCGTATCTCCCTTAGCAACTGCATCATCTATTTGTGCTAATAAACTTGATCTACTATTTGATAATAGATTCATCTCAAGATCAGCTTGAAAAGGATTAACTCTTTTTATACCACCAAGCTGTTCTGCTTTAGATAATCGTTTTGCAATTGATTGATTAGCATCAGATTGTATTTCATGTATTAAAAAAGCTTTTTTACCATCTGGTAAAGTTCTTGTGTCATATCTTACGTGGTATATTTGGTTATCACCTGCATCAGAAAAATGACCAGCTTCTTTTCTTAGTCTTGTATTACCAGGAATGTCTTCGTCTAATCTAAATACTGTTTCTCTATAATTTTTACCACCCTGTAATGTGTAACTGGTTTCATTTTGATAAAACACTTTACTATTTTTTAAAATCGCTTGATCAGCATCTATCTTACCAATTATTTTATTTATTTCTTTAAGATTCTCAACATTACCTCCTTTGTCTCTTAATTTTTTAAGAGCTTTTATGGTTTCTCTTGTTGCCTCTTGAATTGCACTATTTGTATTAGCTGTTTTCAAACCTGATAAATAATATAAAGCATCATTTATAATATCTGTGTCATTAACAGTTGTAAATTTTTTCTTTAACGCATTTATTTGATCTGCAGAGCCTTGTATTCTTTTTGCTATTTCATCTAAGTTAGCACCACCAAACTCTACTGGCTTTAATCTATTAATAGGATTTAATTTAATCATGGCACCTATCTCGTTACCATCTAACTTTAGTCCAAATTTTTTAGCAGCAAATAATAAACCACCTGCCAAATCACCAGCTTCATTAAAGATCGCTAGGTTAGTATCAAATAATTCTTCCTTACTTACTGTTGCTTCTTTACCTGCAAAGGGTCCTCTATCATACTTAAATTTTTTTGTGCCTCTTACAAATTTACTTGCAGGTTTACCAAAAACTTTAAAATTTTCTTTTCGTGTTGTTGTTAAATGATCAATCCATTCATCAGCTGTATATTTACCGGGTCCTTTTCTCATAACCCAATCATATGTTGAGGATCCAAAAGCAGGAGCTGTGTCATCCCCCATGTGTAACGCTTTTGTTTTTTTGAGAACAACAGGTGGATTAGCCATTTCTTTTTTGGCTAACTCAAGACCTGTCTCTTTGGTCTTACCTTCGTATGTTAGTAACTTTTGTTGTTGTCCGGTAGCCGGTGTCGCTGATTCTTTCTTACCTTTAAGAATTCGCCTCCCTATCTCAAATAAACTTTTAAGGGACATTGCACCCCCTTAGTACATTTTAGTAGGTTTTTTTCTTCCTAGTTTGCAGCCTTTGGCCATAACAGATTTACCTTTTTTATATCCAGGTGTTCTCATCATCATACCACCACCCATTTTTTTTTTAATTGCTTGTTCTCTTTTTGAACTTTTAGATGCACCAATCATAGATTCTGTTTTTCTAATATCTCTTAAATTATCATCCTTAGTTGACATACCTTTGGAATAACCCATAGGTCTCATCATCATTCCACCACCCATAGCTTTCATAGTTTTACCAGGTTTCATTTTTTCGTCTTGTAAACCTTGACCTCTACCTTTTGCTTTTTCTGCTTTTAAGATTTTAAAATCTTGCGCATCAATTCTATTATTATTATTTCTATCCAATCTTTTTTGGTTGCCTTTAAGTGCCATAAATTCTCCTAATAATATTTATATTCCTTTTCAACTTTAAAGTTAGGCTCATCCCAGTCA